AGGGATAATATTCGTCGTTCCGATGAATATGCAACTTACCAAGCAGGTAAAGGAAGTGATGACGATGACGATGACGATAATGGAGGTGGCGGAAATGGAGGAGGAGGAGGAGGAAACGACGGAGGTGGAGGTAATGCCGACGTTAACCTCAGTGGTTTCTCCGACACTCTTCCTGAGTATGAAATCAATAACGCAATGGATGCTGCCACTTCATGGGGCAACAGACAAGTAGACCACTACACTATGAGATTTCTTCCCGAATGGAAGAAGAGTACTAATTTAGCAATAGATGAAGGAACTGCTGGGCTTGGCTTCCATGCCAACAGAGCCTTTACTTTAGATGCAGATGGTAATCCTAAGGCGAGATTTGCTATACCAGAAGCAGAAGATCCTAAGGACATGTTTGATTATTACTACGATAAACTTTACGGCAGTAATAAATCTTCCAATTCATCAGGTGCCACTATTGACAGTTTGAGTGCAAAAATTGATAGTTTAACGAAGCAACTGAACGACGCAAAAATACTTGCCAATGACGATGATTGATAAAACTTAATAGATAAGCACTTGTGCTTTATTTGCTAGGTATTAATATCGACGCGAATGTACTTAATAAACTGTGTTCAAAGTTTGCACAATAGCGGCTACAGAAATGCCGCAAAAATTAGTTTGTAAAGCATTATTAACTTCTAAAGGAGATCATGTAGATGGTCTTACGGCTCCCTTTGAATTTGCAGATCAACCATTTGAATATTGGAATGACACAGATTGCGGTCAAGCTGTTACACAATATTATTCTGTTCTCGGTCAAAAAGATCCTAACTATGGCTTATATACTCCTTTTGATCACCCTTCTTTAACTCTTGACATAGAAGCAGATCATTACTCGTTGTTTAAGTTGATTGTGAAATCATCTGACATCACGTTCAACTTAGAACCATTAAAAAGCATTGCTAGTGATATGAAGAAGGAAATAGTTGATTTTCCCCATAGCGAAAATAAAATTGAAGATTGGTTTCACGTAAGACAACCAGGAAATTATCCAGATTTTTATCACAATAGGAATCCATTCACTCCTGAACATAGAGAAGAACTATTAGCAGCTTGTTCTTCTGCTGTGCATGAATATTCCCAAAGGAACGACGCTCAAATAGATTGCGCTGAAAGACTTTTTCCTATGAATATATTGCAGAAGACTACTGCTTCAGGTAGTCTGCGAACATGGCTACGTCTTTTAGACATTAATTCTAGACCTCACAACTCTTATGAGATGCAAAGTTTGATACAACTCATTGCTGACGAAGTATCTAAATGGACGCCACAAATCTATAGTTGGTGGTCTAACAACTATCGTTCTCAGCAATTCATATCTTTCTAACTATGAATGTTTTAGTAACAGCAGCTCAAATTCATGAAGCTTCGAGCGATGTATTAGATGTATGTAATTGCACTGGTAAGATTTTGCCAGAGTCTAAATATGCACAGATTCTTCCCTTAGTAAAGGAGTTGGAAGAATCATGCGATCAATTACTTGTAGACCTTCAGTTAGATCTTTTCCATGGCACGACCAAAACCCATAGAGCTATTAGTTAAATTCTTCCCAGAATTAACTGATAAAACATTAGCTTCTTCTAATAAGGAAGCATCCAAAGAATTAAACGTTCGCATCTGCGAGGCGATTATTTCTGATCTAATAAATAAATATGACTCCTTACACAGTTACATGGGTGACGGAGCATTAATAGTTAAACTAGCCTCGTTGCATGGAAAACCAACAGTTCAAACACAGAATTTTATTAACAAGTTTTCATTAGAGCAAGACTTAGCAGAAGCTAAGAAAAATGGAGACTCTACTGTAGAAGAATTTTTAAAAGACATACTTCAAAAAGTAAGCAAGATGAACCTCGCGGAAGAAATCTGTATTTTATTAATCGATAATTCTGGAGGCTCTGCTGCAATATTACCTCGAGAAAATCCTGCAAAAAGAATTCAAACAATGATGAATGATTTATAAATTTAATGATTACAAGATTACCTGAACGACCTAATAAATGTGATCTTGCACCGCCCAAAGATGTTGTGCTTGGAGCTAAATCAGTTCTAGGTGCTATTGATTTCGATCCTTATTCGACTAAAGATATTAATAGATTAGTTAATGCTGCTCGTTTTATAGACAGAGATGAAGTTAGCCTAGAACAAATTATTTATCAAGATTGGGAATCACCTGGAGATAAAAGAGTTTTTGTAGGAGCACCTACTGGAGCAGCTTTAACAAGACGTTTAATTAATAAGACACTAAAAGAATACAGAGCTGGTCGAATAGAACATGCTGTTCTTTGGCTAGCCCATAACGAAGCGATCATTAGAGCCCCTTGGTTGTGGGACTTTCCTATATGTATTCCTTTCACACGTTTAAGACCTACTTGGTGGGATGACGAATTAGAAGTTTTCAGACCTGTTGCTCCTTCTGATTGGTCAGCAATTGTCTATCTTCCTCCTCCACATCCAAGCAGTAGATTCCAAACAATGATAGGAAAATTCCATGCTGCTTTTAGTCATTTAGGACGTATTGTATTTAATGAATATAGTGGTGAAACAGACTGGGAAAATTCATATAAAATCACAAAAAAACATGCATATAATTACAGGGAATAATGCTAGAAGAAAGTTTATTTGATAAATTTCCTGATTCTTTTATTGCTCCTGACGGCAATAAATACTTGAGCATTCGTTCTATTGTTTATGATTCATGGATTACATGGCAAGATGCTATCCCTTTTTCTAAGGATCAGCACCAAGCTTTAACTCCAGAAATACATACAAACATTATTGAATTAGCAACGAAAATACATAAGTTACATCAATCTTTTCCTAACTATAAAACGTTAACAGAACCTCCTTTTGAATTTGTTTTATGGTGGGATCCATTAGATAAAGACCCTGAATGGAACCAAGGTAAAACATGTCGATTTATGATTGATGAATTTACTTCTGCAGATATTGAATATTACAATTCCAATAAGAAAAATAGCAGACTATCTGTTAAACCTTTAACAAGAAGATTAGTAGAAGTAACTCTAACTACCTAGATCACGACGAGCTTCCCATGAGGCTGCTCTACCGCCATATTCTCCACTTCCAAGTTTTTCGAATACCTTTTTCTTTTCTGCAGCTTCAGCAGATCTCCTATTTAAAATATTCAGACCTGTACCCATGTCGATACTTTTACGACCTCCTGTACTTCCACCATAAGATTGAGCATTAGCATTAGCTAATCTTGCTTCTGCTAAGTATTTTTTGACCAATCCATCAGTCTTGCGATTTCTATAAGGAGCGCTTGAATTACCTCTCAAAACTTGTTACGACTTGATTCCTTTTCTATCCTAGGCAAAATGGAATCATTAATGGAGAAGACACGTTTTGATCTCGTCCCTTGGCAAGCTGTTGGAGACATCGCTGACGTTCTCGGCTACGGCGCTCGAAAGTATAGCTCTAATAATTGGTGTAGGGGAACTGAGTGGGGGCGTTACTTTGCCGCGCTATGTAGACACCTCTTTGCTTGGCGGAGAGGAGAGAACAATGACCCCGAGACAGGATACTCTCACCTTGCCCACGCAGGCTGCTGCCTCCTCTTCCTTATGGAGTACCAACGAAATGGATGGGGAACCGATGATCGATTCACAGGACCCGATTCAGAAACCTTTACAAAAGGAGACGGCAGATAATTAATCGTCAGAATCTAACGATTTCACTAAATCAGAAACATCAATCAATGCATCTATCCTTAAAGACATGTCGGCAATATGTTTAGCAACTATAGGCTCTTCAGTTCTCGCAGCAAAGGCCAAAGTCTCACGTAATCTAGCTTGAGCAGATCTCAGTCCTTCTTCTACTGTTTTAGTTAATTTCATTGTTTTTGTTGCAGTTGTTCAAAATTTTTGAGCATTGCATCTAACTCTTTCATTTTTTCTAAGTTAGCTTGTGCTGCTTTCAATGTAGACGTAGATGGAACCCTTGCTTGTTCTGGTTGTTTAGAGGGAACCGTAAAAGGATTGACAGGATCTTTTTGAACAAAACTACCAGCGACTTTTCCATTCATTTCGCTTTGAACAGCTTGCATGACTAAAGGAGGAACCTGATTGATTGCAGACTGAACTTCATTACGAGAAATCAAAGTAGGTATGATTCTTTCGACAATATCAACTCTGGTTACCAACTCGCTGTATTCGCTGTGTTCATGATAAGCAAGGTCTTCTTTCTTCCCCTTAAGCTTTGAGGTAATTGCACTACCAGAAAAAATCCCCACCAAAACTGCGGCTGCTCCTGCTATTAAAGCTTCCATCTAATTAATACTCGTATCAGTAATAGTGTATCGAGTTATTCTTCAGATTCAAGGACTATGGCATCCATGTCTAATTCCATGTTGGCCTCGTCAAAAAGATTTTGCATGATTTCTTCTGCTTCTTCAACCGATGGAGCATAGCCATTCTCTGCTTCAAACTCGTCACAGGCAGTGTTGGAAATGATTGCGGTACCTTCGTTTAATTTGAAATTAAATCCAGCTTCTCTTGCACTATCCAGAAAAGCTGCCTTCTGCCTGAACCTCGCCTCCCAAGAGTCTAGTAATGCCACAATAAGCTCCTCCCTGCTGAAGTTCTGTATCTCTATTGAAATCTTGTTGAGGGTGAACTGTTGTTCGAGGCTCAAATCTATCGGCATGTCTTCCTCCTTTTGCTATTAACCATAAGTCTAAATCCTCCGTAAGTCGTGGCTTGATCCAAGATTCAATTCGTGATGCTCTTTGAACACAAAAGAAAGTTTGACTTTTGTACCAAGATTGCCAATCACGATGAGAACCTTTGTTTGCGTTGCATGTTCTGCAAGCGGGAACCAAGTTATTTCTCATACTATCGCCTCCGTGAACTCGAGGCTTGACATGGTCAATCGTTAGATAAGTAGGCTTGTCACCGCAGTAAGCGCAACATCCCCATTCATCTTTGATTGACTGGCGAAATCTTTTACGCGCTGCTTTCCTTGTCAGTTCGACAAGGCCGAAGACGTAATTTCCCCAGTGCTCTGGTGTCAATAGGAATATTCGGTTACATTTAGATTAAGAAAAATTCAAGTTGATTTTTTTGTATTCACTACTGAAAATCATCTAAGATTAGAAATGGCACCTATTTTCTCATGAAAAATCCTTTTCACATCCTTGGCGTATTAGGCTTTCTTATGTCAGGTGGCATGCTTCTTTCTGCTGGAATAGTCAGTTTCTATCTAAGCACTCCAAAAGGAAAAGAAGCAGCACAACAAAGATTAATTAAACAAGTTGGACCGATTATCCAATCTCAAATCAAGAATGCACTACCTGGTATCGGTGGTAGTCCTTCTAATGGCACTAGCAGTCTTTTATCTATTCCTAGTACCACTGGGCCAGTTATGCCAGTTAGTAAGTAAGATTAGTGGGTTCCATCCCTCGGATAGGAGTACGGGAGATATACGTCCCGCAAGTTCCGACATGGGCAATTGATTTACCTCTGAGTATTCCTCAAGCTCCTCCTGTCACCCTACAGATAGGATTTCCAACCGTTGAGATGCCAGGTTGTGTTGAAGCAAGAGAGACTCAAGGTAATAATAAGCTGGCAGAAGAAGACCCTCAAGGCAATCTAACGCTTTGTACTGGGCCAGGAATGCCCTATTTTAATCCTCCTGAATTCGACCCTAGTAAAGAGTTGGTCGTCATCCCAATGGAGAATCAGGTCAATCTTGGAGCAGTAAGTGGACTAGGAAATAATTCTAAAACTAATGAACAATCTTCAGAGGGAACGCCTCAAGACACTAATATTCCTGGTCTTAACCTTGACGGTGTTTCACCTACTCTCCCTAATTTGCCATGTCCTAGACCAGGAAGTCCACCCCCCGGAGCTTATGGAAAATACGGCACGAAGCGAGTTACTGGATATGAAAAAACTTCTAATGGCGAATGTATCACGTTATATGAAGATATAGCTCTATTGAATGTAATCAATAACTACACTCCTCCTCCTGCAACTGTTTTAAATACTACTTCGATAGCTGTAGGCGCAACTCTAGGGGTGGCCCTAGTGGGCCAACCTCTTCAACAGTACTTAATGAAGGTTGTAAAGCCTCTGACGAAGAAAGTGACGAAGTTGATCCTGAAGAAGATTCTGAAGAAACCTGAGAAGATTCTGTCGGTTCGAGAGAGGATGCTTGATCAGAGGAAGAATCGAAAGTAATAGGTGGTATTGAATGACTGTGATTTAATAACACCCCGGGAGGCGAAGTTAATAAAACATCCTCACATATAACTTTGTATTTGCTGGTTGGATCCCACACTATGCCCTCCTTCGCTAAGGTTCCACAATGCTTCAATCTTGAAATCTCATAGTCAAGCACCCTTAAG